CCCGCCGATGGGCCGCCCTTCACCCTGCCGGTGGTGGCCGCTTGGGTGTTGAGCTCTGTGGCCTTCCTGTTCGCCTCTATCGCTCGCCGCAGTAATATTATCTTATCGTCTGAGATGCGGTTCTGGACAAATCTTTGCTCTTCTCTGGATTCCCTGATACCTGCCCTGTCTCGTCTAAACTCGCGTTTTCTGAGATCACCTTGTCCGGGTTGTCCTGGTGGGCCAAGGAACTCCAGCAGGGCCGGGAATATCTTACCCCCTGACTCGACCGCGTGGGAGACGAAAACGTCCCACTGTTCCATTAAGACGCTCCCCATATTGAAGGCGAGAGAGTCGAAACGGATGCTTAGAATCTTAAACGCATCAGCAGACGGGTTTGTCATCGCTTCCCAAAACGCCCCCCCTGCATTGGTGAGCGATTTCCTGAGCTCCGTATTCTTGCCGACGAGGAAGTCCAGAACAGAACCAGCCCCGCCCTTCAGAGCATCAAACCCACCCTTTACGGCGCTCATGATCTCGTCCGCAGAGAAGCCCTTGATAAACTCAGCCCACCGACCAGCGACCTCTGTGAGCGCGGGCAGGAACTTCTCTCCGACCTCTGCCGAGACGTTCGAGAATGCGGCCCCAAGCTGGCCCATCCTGTCAACCGCGAGTAACTGCTCCTCGCCCATTCCAGCCATTTTTTCGCGGATCGCCTGAAACGCGGCGCCCTGAAACGCCAGCTTTTTCTCACTGTCCGTCAGCTCGTCGGTCGTTCGCCCTATGGCTTTCGCGTATGATTCATTCGCGGCCTCAATTTTGATAATCAAACCGAGGTTATCGAGGATGAGGCGAGACTGGCGCCCGATGCCTATGGCGAGATCGTCGAAACCCTCTGAGGCGGTGCGGCCCATGACCTTCCCGAGCCGACGCCCCGCGGTTATTAAAAACTGGAGCTGTTTTGTCGTATCTGCTGAACCCAGCAACATAGCCTTATTAGACTGGGCCATGAGGTCGAGGTCTGAAACAGTGCCCCGCGCAGCCGACCTCAGATCCTTCAAGACCTCGGCCTGATCCCCGAGCCCCTTGGACGCTGTGAGCGACCCGAAGCCCTCGGCCAGTGGCTGCTTCTTCACGGCCAGCCGGAGAGCGTTGCCGAAGGCCGCAGCCGATACGGTCAGGGCCGCCGTCAGCCCGACCTTGATTATCCTAAATACCGCCTTAAAAGCGGTGGTAAATATCTTGGTGATGATAGAGGCGAGGCCAGAGAGCGCCTTGGCCGCGATGCCTGCGATGCCCGAGAATGCCTTTACAGCGCCCGCCGTGATCGACGAGCCAACAGACGTTGTAATGGCCGCCGGATTGATCGACGGCGCGGTCGGCAGAGCTGGTGGCCCGACACGACCACCGCCACCTCCGCGAGGAGTCCTGACCGCCGCTGCCGCCTTGGCGACTCCCTGGGTCTCCTTGCGTAGTCGAGCCATGGCCTGGGTCGTTCGCTGGACGGATTGCGTGGAGGCGTTGTAGTGCGCCGGGATAGTCTTCGCAACAGCCGCCACGCGCATAGTCGCCTGAGCGTTGGCGCCCATCGCTTTGTTCAACGTGAGGACAGCCTGAGTGGCCGTCTGGAAATGAGACGCGAGGGTTTTGGAGATCTGAGCGAATCGAGCCGTAGACCGCTCTGCTGCGGCGATCATCTTGGTCATGCGCTCGAAGGCTTTATTGGCGCTCGATGCGTTCGCTTTAATCGTCAGCGTTGCCACAGTCTACCGTCCTCCAAAAGCGCCCATCGTGCCCGCTTGCATCTCGCATAGACCCTTGAAGGTCTCGTATCCGAGCCTCGCCATGGTGACATCTGCCACCACTGCCGCACCGACTGCCCTGCTCAGGATGGCCGGCAAGTCCTCGACCCGCTGCCCGTCCATCGTTCGACCGTTGCGAGAGGCGTAGACGGCTTCGACCGCCGCCTCCAGGTGCTTCTCCTCCGCTGGCTCGTTTATTCCTGCCAGTTCTTGCCCAAGGATGAGCTCCTGCACCGCTCGCGTTACTCGTTTCCCTCCGCCCCTACGTCCTGTCGGAACATCATAATGCCGCTCACCAGGCGATTCAGATTCTTCTCTGAGACGTTGCCGCTCCACTCCTTCCATGCCTTCATGGGCGCACCCTTGGGCGGTGGGTCGGCGTTGAAGATCGGGGCGTGTTTGCCCTCCACCGCCTTTATGTGATGCTTGCAGAACGCTGCATAGGTGTCCAGCGTGTTCTCAGCCTTGACTATGCGCTGGAGCTCGGTGCTCTCCCTCATGGTGCAGTCCTCGAGCAGGACAGCCACGCCCTCCTCGCGGTCGTCGAAGGAGACGGCTGCGTCTGTGAAGCTGGCGTAGCTGTACCAGTCCGGCGCCTCTGCCTTCACGTCGTCGAGGTCTGGCACCTGCACGTCTGCGCCCTTCTTGCCTGCGAGCTTCTTGAGCTCCTCTGCCGCTGCGTGGAGCTCGTCAAGCTTTGCATCTTCAACTGTGGTTAGCATATGGTGGTCCTCGGCGGCTGTGGTGGTTAAGAAGGAGAGAGCGACCGCCAGCGCCCTCTCCTGCTGTTACCTATTAGACGTGTGCGTTGCTGTGGTCGTAGGTGTGCGCCTCCATGATGGAGGTGGAGCCCGACAAGAGCGCCGCCTCATAGGTCAGCGTGACCACGCGCTTGTTTCCGTCCCGCGTGATGGCCGAGCTGCCTCGGTAGTCGATGCGGTCGAAGATAAGCGCCTGCGCCATATTTCGGATTGTCAGCGGGCCGCCTGATCCACCGTTGAGAGTGACGCGGGCGTCGAACCCATTCAGAGCGGAGGTATCGACCTCGAAGGACGTGTCAGCCACAACTCCACCAATCGGCAGGCACACAAAGCCGGTGGTCGGGTGCTCTATCGTCACCACGTCCCCATTTACGAGGCCCTCCGTGTCATCGACGAGGATGGTTTGCGCCGCCAGCTCGCCGGATGTAACGGTAGATGTGGAGGTGACAGAGAACGCCTTGGGATGGGTGAAGACGACCCGCAGCTTGCCCTTTGGCGGCTCCTCGTTCTCGTCGAGCTGGAGATATTCCTCCTCGTTGAGGGCCATGGTGATCTCGAACTGTGCAGACGCTTCGCCTGGCGTGTGGATGGTCCAGACCTTGTCGAGCTCCACGTTGGAATCGTTGTCTTGGAACTCCTCGACGGCTCCCTGGTTGGAGTACGTCACGCTGAGGCGCCGCACATCGGTAACGTGGCCGCCATAGGCACCGCCCGCTGCATCCGGCACAAAGTCGATCTTAACGCCGGTGCTCGAGTAGGGCAGCACGTCGGAAAAGTCCAAGGTGGGGACAGACTCGCCGGTGGGTATGTTCTGCTTGCGGTTGATCCAGCCGCCGAAGTCCACCTCTATCGGAGCTCCTGCCCCGGTGCGGTCTATCTGGAAGCTGAAGGAGTCGAAGATACAGCCGTAACGGCGCTGTCCCTTGACCTTCGACGCGCCGAGCTTCGTGCCCCACCAGCTTTCGATGGTCAGGAATCCTTGATCCCCGCTCGCGTTTCTGTCCACGACGTTGTCCAGGAGCAGGTTAGCCACGTTCGGATATAGGTAGCTCCTGAATGACTTGCTCTCCCCGTTGCGGCTGCCTACGGAGGAGTAGAGCACCCCTTCGTTGCCGTGGTCGGTGTCCAGTGTCTCCAGAGACAGATCGGCATTCATGCCGTCCCCGTCCGCTGGTACCGCGATGTCAGTCAGGGACGACGCCACCGTCGTCCTGTCAGATTGTGAACCGACGCGTACGCTTAGGTCTTTTGCTCTTACACCCATAACTATCCTCCTACGTTGTGTTAGCTGGTAGCGTCCTGGAGACCTCCAGCGTTAGCTTAAACTGCCCGTCCCAGTACAGGACGTCTCTGGGGTTCGCGCCTGAGCGCACCGGGTCCATGCCCAGCACTTCCCAGGCAAGACCATCAATAGCGCCGCCGCTGCCTGTCCCGAGGTTGGTATCGAGTGAATGGCGCGAGAGAATGACGTCCGAGAGGGTCATCAGTGCGGCGGCGCAATCGATGGAAGAATTCGCGGCATGGAAGGTGGTGTTATCATAGACTACCCCGCCCTCCATCTCTATATGGATGATCTCCTCGTCCGGCGTTGTATCTGTCTCGAGCGGGTTCGGCGTTATGCTCTCGACGTACATGGCCGGAAGGTCTGCGGCCTCCAGAGAGCCATCCTCTCGAACCGGGAGCACGTTGCCGTCGTAGCCTTTGAATACCGCAAGGCCGAGGCCGGTGAAGTCCGTCTTGCCCTCGAGATAGGTCCAGAATGCGGCCATAGCATTTGTGAGGAGGGATGCGTTTGCGGTTGGCATCTATCCCCCTACCTTGCCGCGTGTGCGCTTTGGGTTTTTCTTAAGGTTTAGAGCCTTCTGGAACCAACGGTCCAGGATCCCGTCTATATACTTGTCCAGCGCCTTCGTATCCCAGTAATTGGTCGCCAGGCGCTTCAGCTTGTGGCTTATCTTCATCACCCGCGCTCGGATGCTCACCAGCCCCTTCTTGTGATATGTGTGGGCAAGTGTGTTGCCCGTCCACACCATGCGCGGCCCTGACGCTCTGGCGCCATGCTTTGGCGCCTTCTTGTAATAGCCCCACCGATTGCGCCGAGCTCTCTGCGTGGATCTCGCCAGTCCCATCCCGTTATCTATGCCACGATTCAGGAAGTAGTCCTTTTGCTCTGGCCCCAAATCGAGAGCCCTAAAGAATGCCTCAAATCGGAGCTCTGCCCTCATCCTTACAGCCAGCCGCCGGAACTCTACAACGTCGTAGGCGATCACGTTATCCAAAGCTCCACAGACCGATTGCCGCCGAGGCTGTCGGCTGCTCCGTCCTTCGTCTGCACCTGCCCGTTCACCTTGGGGCCGCCGTCGTCGATGACACGCTGGGCGAGTTCGTTGGCCTCCCTTTTGAGGCGTAGCACGAGGTGGTTCTCCTCTGTCTGCGGGTTCCCGGTGGCGTGTACCTTGTCGAGATAGTCAGCCGTGGCGAATTGTAGCCATATACGGTTGATGGAGCTCGGGCCGGACGCGCTCCAGGTGGAGCGGTTCCAATCGCTGAAAAGGTCATCGATCTCGTCGTCCGCATATGCTGCGGACTGAGCGGAGGTCTCCGCGTCGATAGCCGTCTGGCGAACCAGCCAGCCCTCACCCACCTTCAAGGTGCCGTATTGTCCTGCCGCCTCAGTTGCCATTATGTTTTCTCATGCGCCACCCATTCGAGGGTAACGTCTCCGTCTGGAAGTCCTGAACCGCTGACCGCGACAGAGAAGCCGGTGGTGGCCTCGCTGCTGACGGTCAAGGTCGCAGACTCATCCCCGAGGTGATGGACCACGAACACCTCCGGCGCCTGTGTAAACGTCTTCTGAAAGGTGACAGCAGCCGCTCCAGCCGACCCGCTCGATAGCGTGACGACCTTGGTGCCGGTTTCGATTTGTGAGCCTTTAGTCGTCCATGGCATTACACGAGCTCCTCGTCTGTGATGGCGTCGAGGTCGCTGACCTCTGCATACTCGATAGAGGGCAGCTCTATCGGCGGCTGTGAGTCGGATACCAGTGCAGGGATGCCCGTGTACTCGAGCTTTGAAGAGGGCGGCAGCGGCGCTATAGCACCCTTGGTAATGTGTCCAGCGTGGCAGAAAAGCTCCGCATGGTTCCGGGGCATGATGTGGGTTGTGTTCAAGGCGTACCAGGTGACGCGCCCATGTCGGACGCCATTGTAGTCACAGAATACCCGGACGGCGGTGCCTGGATTCACGTTGAACTTGGAAACAGGCATAAGGTAGACCTGCACCTTGTCCGCTTTTGGCTTCGTTGTCGTCTTCTTCTTTTTCGCTGTCTTCTTGGTGGGCATGGTCTTCTCTCGGTGGTGGTTCGTTGAAGGTCGGCGGGAAGGCCGCGAAGCCCTCCCGCCTTATCGTTCTCTATTAGGTGTTGTCGCCAAAGGTGGAGGCGGTGTGGATGATCTGCACAGCCGCGTCCGTCAGGATGGCCGCAGCGTGTTCGGCTGTCCATCCCAAGGAGCCGCGACGGCCCAGCGGGTTCCCATGGCTGGCGGTGCCAGCAGGCACGGCCCAAATCTGAGCGGGACGGCCAGCGAGATCGACCACGCCGAACGCATCAGCGCCGAAGCACTGGACGCTGTATACATCTGTTCCGGCACCGCCGCCCGTGTCTGCGGCGAACACACCGGCAGAGCCAGCATTCAGCCAGCGAAGGCGTCCGGTCTTGCCAGCTTCGCCTGGCAGGATGCCGTTGCCCTGGACGTATGTAGAGACATCATCCCAGAGCACGGTGGAGGCGTTCTTGCGGAGGTCATTGATGACGTGGGCATGAGCGACCGCGATATATGCGGGCTCGCCTGGAAGCGTTCCGACGCCGCCGGTGGGCAGCAGGAAGTCCGTGACCGGCTCCACGTCGGCCTCCTCGAAGCTGTTTACAACCGTGTCAATGTCGGCCTTTGCGATCACATCCGAGGAGCCGATATTGGCGTCTGCTGCGACGCCTCCAACTCTGTAGATGTTTGATGATGCGTTGAGCACGTCACGAGTGGCGGCGTCAAGGTCGCGAGCTGCACGGCGAGCCATGCGAGCGACCAGGGTGTCCAGCACGGGGTCAGGCGTCGCGGTGTCGAAGTAGCTCGACATCCTGAAGAACTTGCCGTAATCCGCCAGCGTGGCGGTGACGGCGGAGGTGGTGAGGGTGCCAGCGGTGCCGTCGTCGGCTTCCGCGAGGGTCTCACCCGCTCCTATGTTTGTCATGGTGGGCCATGAGATGATGCGACCCTCTCGCGCTGGGATGGTGTCAGCAACGCCGAATGCGTTGAAGATCAGCTTCGGGTTGAGCTCCTCGATGAAACGACGGACATAGTATGTCCTCAGTTGCCCTGTGAGTTGATTTTCTCCCGCCGCTGCGGTGATAACATTCGTGGCCATGAGAGGCGCTCCTTTTCAAAATGGGGAGCGCCTCGCCAAACATTTGGCTTATCTCACGCGGCCCCGGTTCCAGAGTTTTTGATGCTTCGCTCGGAGCTTCGCGAAGTCCGCGTCTGTCATGCTAGCCACCTCCTCCTGAGTGAGCTCCTCGAACTCGCTCGGGCCTTGTGTCTGGCTTGCAGTCGCTTCCCCAGCTTTGCCGCCGCCACCCTGACGGGATGACGCCTTGCGGAACATCGGTGAATTGCTTTCCGTCTGAATCGCTTCCTCGATAGGCACCTGCGTCTCTCCGTCGTCGAAGTAGACCCGCCCACTATCTGGGTCGAGCACAGCGCCCTGACGGATTAACCGCTCGATGATGCCACGGGCTCCAGGTGCGAGGGTTGACTGGTCGAGCGAATCGAGCCCGTCGGCAATGGTGGACTTTATTGTCGCCGCTGCCGCCTTCTGCTCTATCGCTGCCAGACGCTTCTCTGCCGCTGCGGCTCGCTTCTCAGCGCCGGTTAGCTGCTTGCCATCTTGGTTACGATCCTCCGCGCCCTCATCGACCTCCTGCTGGCCCTTGTACTTGCCAAGGCCCAGCCGTCGGTTAACTTGTTCGCGATGATTCCTCGTGTCATCCATCGCCCTCTGTACAGGCGCGAGGCGCTCATTCAGGAGGCGGTCGATGTCTTGAAGGGTTAGGGGTGTTGCTCCGTCCCCCACGGGTGCCGCGTTCTGATCTTGGCCGCCGCCAGTACCGAGGTTCCCCTCGGCGTCATCGCCAGGACCGAATGGTCGCGGAAGCCTCCGCGACAATTGGGCAGCGAGTTCGTCGTCGATGTCAGTATACATGGTTCGGTGGTCTCCTAAAATAATTCTAAACGTCATTTGGTTCGATGGATGGCGCGGCAGCGATCTCGTCCCGAATCTTGGCCCTGACCTCCTGCGGAGCATCGGCCACGAGGCGCATGGATAGGTTCGTCTGCATCTCCGCGTGGAAGGTGTCCGAGTCGATGGACGGGGCAATGGAATTGTAGACGCGGGCCAAACCCTCCAGCTCGAACACCTCGAAGGTGTTGAAGAATTGGGCGTGATTCGCGCCGAGCTCCCTCATGGTGCGGTCCTCCAGAATCATCTCCGCGAGGTCCATGAGTCGGGTCGCTGCCATCTCGAGGCGCCGGGTGTGTGCGAGGATGTGCCGCTTTTCGGTTTGGGAGAATCTCGTCTGCTGCGCTACACCGCTCTCGCCCCTCCGAGTCGTGCCTGAGCTCGTAAAGGACGGATTGCTGCCGGTCTGAGCGATGGCCTCATGGGTGAACTTCTCCGCAGCCTTGTCTCTCGCGTCGAATGGGAGCGACGGCTGGGGTATGTACTTCATCTCCTCGTCAGGCTCCAACCGTACGACATTGCCGCCGATGTAAATGGAGCTCACATCTCGGTCGGAGCTCAATGCCAGGATTGGATTTGCATGGGTGTTCCTGATCTGGCTACCCCACGAATCCTCGAGGAGCTTCGCCACGTCGGCACGAGAGGCGCCCTTTATAAAGCTCTCTCCCTGCATCTTCTGCCGGAAGCGCCCATAGATCGGGACGACTGGCAGAACGCCGAGGCCGTGCTCGATCATGCCCCTATGGGTCAGCACCTCATCCTCATCTGCTGCGCCGGTGTCCGGGTCGATGGGCCGCTCGTATACGTTGATCGCCACTCGGTCGAACACCCGCCACCGCTCGACGAGGAGCCGCGCCGCCGTCGGGCTCTCCTGCCTGGCGACCGTCTGGCGCACGGCCACCCATGCGATGCCGCCACGGTCGTCGAATCCCCACGCCGGCACATCCTCCACCTTGAGCGACTCCACGACGGGGCGCCGGAGGTCCAGTATCATCTCGTCCATTTCCGTTAGCACCTCGACGCCATCGGGCGCCGCTGGCTTGGTGATGACAGCGAACGCCGCGCCCATCCAGTTAGCCTCCCCAGAGAGCTCCTCCACCCAATCCCGGAGGCTTGTACCCTCTCCGTCGATGTCATCGACCCATGAGACGACGCTATCGGCCTCGCTTCTGAAGTTGGGCTCGGCTGCAAACACGGCTCCAACAAGGCGCTCCACCGCTGTATTGCTGCCGCCGAGGAAATAGCTGTTACGGATGCGGTGCTCGTACAGGTTGTCGAGCTCGTAGGGGAATTGCGGCAGATACTTCTTGAGGTCTTCGGGTCGCTCCATGCCGTCCTGAATGGCTCGATAGCGCAGCCAGCGGTTGTCCTTCATCTGCGCCGCATACCATGGGTGCGGGTGCTCAAACGGCATCCGTCGCCCTGCTTCGAGTGTACCGGGCAGGCTGACCGGCTGGCCTTTGCTTCGCTCTGTTTCTGTCGTGTGGGCCATCGCTGTCTCCTATCTGGCGGCGAGTGTTGCCGCGTCCTTATTTGCTGCCTTGAGTCTATCGAGTCGAGCTCTCAGCGGATGCTCGTGGACGATGTAATAGCCGAGGGCATCGCTGATATGGGTAAGGTGTGGCGTATCGGCCTCCTTGCGTGGGCGCCGGCTGCCGTCCTTGTGCGGTAGAACCTGCTCAAAGTCGGCCACCAGATGCTTGCAGATAGGCGAGACCAGAAGGCGTATTTTGCCGGTGTGGGATCGTAGGCGCCCATTGACTGAATTGATGCGGTCAACGATGGGGTAGGTTTTGCGTGGGACGCGTATGCGCCTGGTGACTCGCTCCCTCCACATCTCGTAATCCGTGGTCCCACTCCTGGTGTCTCGTGCGTGTCCGGCAGGGTCGCCGTAGACCTGCACATCCACGGCGTTAGGATACTTGGCGAGGAAGCGGTCTATAACGCCCACAGTGCCGTCTCCATCGTCGTTCCAGATCTCATCCACCACGACGGTCGTGCCTCTTCTCTCCTGAATGAGGGCCGCCACGCAGGGCGAGACATTGAAGTCCAGCGCGACGATTAGCGGTAGGCTCGGCTTGTATGCGGCGGCCTCTCGGATGTGTACTTTACGATCCCAAGCGTGGTAAAGCGTCTCCGAGCTAGCGACGAACTCACCGAGGAGCTCCTGCTTGACGGCCCTGGTGTCGTAGCTGTCCTCGAGCGAGACGGCGTAGTCGTCTGGGAGTGTGGGGTTGTCCGTCGTCTTGGCCCTGAAGATGGCATAATCGGTCTGGTTTGGGCGGTCTGGTCCGAATCGGTCATAGATCCAGTTGAGGCCGTTGGGCGTGGTCGTGATAAAGATAGTGGACTGTATGCCCCTCTGGCGCCCCGCTCGGCCCTGAACAACGGCGAACGCTTTGGCGCTCATATCCCTCGCCTCGTCTAACCAGGCCCACGCGAACTCCGTGCCTCGGACCTTCTCCAGCGCCGTCCTGTCCAGAGATCGACAGAGGATGGTGGAGCCATTGGCGAGACAGAAACGAGCCTTGCCGGCTTCCCATCTGTACGTTACCTCCATCTGCTGGAGCGCCTCGGTTAGCGCCGGTATCACCACGTCCTCGAGCTGCCGGTACGAGTTGGAGGCAGCGAGGCCGAGGCGCCCCTTGAGCTTGAGAGCGTATGCGATGGCCTTGCGGGCGCCTATCCACGTCTTGCCATATCCGAGGCCGGTGATGAGTGCCTGGTATTTCGCGGTGCATGTGAGAAAATCATACTGGACGGGCAGGAGTGGGATCGGTATGGCTACCACTTACTCCTCCCCCTTGCTCTCTGCTGCCTTCTTGGCGGCGTCAGGGTCCGGGAAAAACTGCACCTCGTGGCTGTCCTGCTGCTGGGCAGCGGCCACGGCGAGGGCGTCATGGCTTGGCCGATTGTACATCTCAGGCTTGCGGGATGAGAGCATAAAGGTCGCGAGCTGTGGGGCGAACATCGTCCTCGTGCCGCATTGCTCGCCTTGGAAGTAGACCTCCTGCTGCCATCCGTCCTTCGCCTTCTGGAATACGGAGAGCTCGAGGTCTTCGGTGGCGCCGAGCTGGGCATCGTCCCAAAGGTTAGCGAAGTCTGGCACCTTGTC